TCTTTCAATTCAACATTGTCAAATGTATTGGCTAGTATATCCCAATCCCATTCACCGAATCCGATATTGTCTTTAATGATAAATTCCTGTGCTTGTTTATCAGTTAAATCTTCTGCCTGTATAATATACACTTCTTTTAAACCAACTTCCCTACAAGCCTTGTAACGCATATTACCACCGAGTATGATATTATCCTTATCAACCACGATAGGTCTTAGTTTTAACATCTCAGGAAATTCCTTTACGCTTTTAACAAGTTTTTCAAATTTTTGTTTGTTGATACTCCTAGGATTGTTTTCGTTTTCCTTGATTGAAGATATACTTACCTTTTCTATTTTTGCTTTAATCATTGTTAATATTTTTCTCTAAGGTACAAAAAAATTATTTTCTGTATATTTTTGTAATTACTAATTGAAATATTCCAAAGTAAACAACAATGTCTTCTTCGTATATTTGTTCATCTTCAAAAGGGTAATGTCTGACACCAAACAAAACCCCTTTAAAAACTCCTGCTTTAATTTCATAACGTAATAATTCCATAGTAAATATTTCTATTATAACGTAAGAAATTGTAAATCTGTGATTACCAATCTTCAGGGAACATTTTCTCTGCTATTCTTTTACCTACTTTTGCTACTATTATTGCAACAAAAATCCAACCCAATGCTTCTACTATCATAATTTATTTATTTTAGTTCTTACCAATGCATACCCTCCATTGAGGTACTGCTTTCTATTATTTTACATTCATCTTTATTTTTCCAATCCCAACTTTGTTTCCATAAACTTACCTTTTCGATTATTTCATTTAATTTATCCTTTGGTATGTCGTGCAATACATTCATAATTGGGTCGTTCTTTACTTTGTTTCTTAAATCTAAATACTTTCTTTCAAAGTTATCACATTTACCCTGCAGGTAATGTATCTTGTCTATTTCATCATAATTTAATTCACTTTTAAAATTAAAAGTATCTTCTATTTCCTGCAAAGATTTATTATACATTTTGTATGTTTCATAATTCTTAACTAAATGAATTACAGTTGCGTGATTCATAGTCTTACCCATTGATTCAAAGTAATATGCAATATTAGTCCACCTCATTCCTAGCTTTTCCCTAAGAATATAACAAACCAATGCTCTTAACTCTACATAGTTTCTTTGCCTAGTGTTTAAAAATATATCCACTCCTGTCATTTCAACTACACCCTCTGCTACTTTCTTATAATTTCTATCCATTTTTATTTCTTAAAATTTGTATTTCTCGTTCTAAATAATCTTTTGCTTTTAATAAGTCTCCTAGTTCGTCTTTCTTTTTTCCTGCTCTAACAATATACTTCAAGATATTACCCCTGTTAAAGTTAAGCGAGTAATCGTTACACACGTCTATAATGTCATAGTCTTTTCCGTTATCGTAATGTGTCTGTGTTGCTTTCATAATCTAAAATGTTTTATTTGTTTTACCATTCTAATTCCATTGTCATTTATGATTGCAATTCTATTTCTAAAAGGAGAACACGTTAAACGATATCTTTGTCCATTTGTCAAATATTTGCTTTTGGTTCCACCAATGTATGTCACAAAATCATTTCTTTTGTATTTCATTCAGTTCTTAGTTTTAAAAGGTTATAGCATTCAATATATTTTTGTTTTGCTTTTCCCTTGTATTCTTGTTTAAATAGTTGGTACATTCTTTTTGTGTATTGATATTGTGTTTCACAATCCTTTAGCCACTTGCTTGCAAAAACCCTCCCTTTGCCTTTGAAGTACTGAACATTATCAGCTGAATCACCAATAATAAATTGCTCATAAAAATTATACATAGCTTCATCTTCTGTGATATCAAGAACTTCCTTATGCTTATAATGGTAATTATAAATCAAAGCAGGAAACTGCTTGTAATCTTTATCTATAGATACAATCATAACCTCATTTCTTCCTAATTCATCAGTAAGTTTTTTCCAATACCTTGCAACCATATCATCAGTTTCAACACCATAACCCACGATACTATCATATTGTTGTTTTACAAATTCGTGCATATCATTTAATAATGGTGGTAATTCTGTTTTTTTTCTATTAGCTTTGTACTTGCTTGTAATTAGTTTTCTAAAGTTACCCCTTGAACCATTGAATGTAATCACCTTGTCAATAGAATACATTTCTTCTAGCCTGTTTACAATAGCCATATACTGCTCGTCAAACTTATTTCTTGCATCAGCTATGTCTGTGTAATACTTTTCATCTTCAGGGTGTTCTCTTTTCTTGTAACAACTTGCAAAAATCAAACTGTCTGCGTCTACTAGTAATATCATAATATATCTTGTATTGCCCCCTCAATATACATTATCGCATTTTGACAAGTGTTATCTTCTAGTTCCCCATTTTCAATATCTTCTAAAGCATTTATATAAATATACCTTATTTGTCTTTCTAACATAGGAAACTCTGCTATTGACTTCATACAATGCCTAGCTAAATCTCCAATGTTTATAGTTGTTTTTTTCTGCTTCATAATTCTTTTAACTCGTCTTTAATTAAATCTAGATACATTTCCTGCATCTTTTTATTTTCCTTTATAACTTGGTTAATAATAAAAGGCAAGTCTTTAATTAATTGGTCTGTATTATACACCACCCATTTATCATCCCCATATCCTATGTGGAATTCTCCGTCTGAGCAATAAAGATTATTTGTTTCGTGTATGTATGTAGTTTTACTGTCTGTCATATTGTGATAAATTTATTTGTAAATAATTTCTTAAATCTGAATTTTCTTTTATTCTAAACTTGATAGTTATATCAGTTATAGATTGGTCTTTTTCTGTATGGGATTCGATTGATTTTTTAACCTCAACCCATAGTGCTTCATTTACTTTCATTTGATTAAAGTTAAATCTAATTCTTTAGCTACATAGTTGATATGCTTTTGTGTAGTCATAGACCAATAACCTAATTGGTGTAATTTACTTCCGTCAATTCTTGCTACTATTGTTGAATAACTCCAAACGTTATTTCCTTGAATTGATAAATTTTGCTTGTACTTTGGTAATTTATACATCTGTTCTGTTTTTAAAGATTATTATAATTTTTATAAATTGTTTTTGCATCCTCCATTCCTTTTGAATGTTGCTTGCTAGCTAAATCATAAAGTATTTCATTTAAATCTAGAAATTGGTCTGTTGTTAAACCTAAATTAAGGTTTCTTACATTATCAAAAGCTATTGATAAATTTGATTGTTTTGTTTCTGTTGCCATTTTTAATATATTTAAAGTCAGCTTAATTACTGATACCCAAATATAAAACAAATAACCTTATAAACAAAAAAGTTTAATAACTATTTTTAAGAAATATTAATATTTATTATACTAGCATCGTTTTCTTCTAGTAAATAAACATCTTTAAGCAGTCTTTTTTTTGTCCACATTGTAGTATCAGGACAATATTTTTTTACAGGCTTTGGCATTTGTAGGTTGTTAAGCCAATATAGAAAGTTTCCTTTTGGGTCATTGACAAAATATAATTTGATTACATCTTTATCTAATGACATTAATGCATCGTACTTGTCTTTCTCAAGCATTTTCTGTTCGTAGTAGGTTTTACGAAACTTCATTTCAATAACGCAGTCTTTTCCCTTTGGTGTTTTACCGATTGCATCGTATCTAGTGAAACCATCACCACACCATTCTAAATTCCATCCGTCTAGGTTAAGCAGAAATACAACTGCCTTTTCCCACTTGTTAATCTTTTTTAATCCCATTGTCCCAAATGATATTCAAGTCTTTAATCCATTGAACTATTGTTTTTGGGTTACAAGTACAGGGTTTATAAAATTTATGCTTGTGGTACTTTGCGTGGAGTTGGCAAACCAATTCAAATTCTTCAGGGGATAGGTGCTGCTTTTTACCCATCCTGAATTTTCTCCAATCACTTCTATCTTCTTTTTCAAATTTTACCATCTTTTAATTTTTATATTATTAAGACTTTCACGTCTTTTATCACAGTTGCATTTTGTTCCTCTGTAAGTATGGTATTTTTCTACAAGGTATTTTACCCCTGTATATTTAGTAATGTAATAAATTAAGTCTCCTAGTTTCATAAGTTTTCTCTTTTAATATAATAAGCATTAGTATATTTCATTAATTTACAATTCCATTCACTTACATTATCATAATCTACAAAATAAAATTCTGCAGTAGTTTTATCTAAAATATAAACAAACCAATACAAATCTATTTTATTTAAACCTTTTTTATGTGCTTCTTCATTTACTAATAAATGTGAGTATTTAGAATGTTGATTTGTTTTTACATCAATTTTTTTATTTTTTATTATAAAATCAGGGTTTTTACTTGACTTAAAATCTAATAAATTAGTAACATCAAAAGGCTGATTAATGTTTGTTAAGTAATCAATCGCAATTAATTCGCCTAATATTCCCAATGTATCAACGTGACTATTTTTTTTACCTCTATCAAATCTTGTATTGATTTTATTATTTTCTTTATTCATTACATTTCTAGCTGCACCAAGTTGTTCTGATATTTTCCAAAATGATTTTGGATACCTATAAATCATATTAATTTCTTTAGTTTTTCTTTTACCTTTCTGTATGTATTATAAAGTGAAAAATATTCTATGTATGAGTTTCTTGAAAAATCTGCTATGCTTTCTCCCTCATTTATTATTTCAAACACTTTTCTGTCATACCAAAACATCGTATTTAATTCTGCTTTGATTTTATCATAGGCTTTATCATAATCAACATCGCAATCTAATTTAGAGTAATTAGTATCTTCAATATTAATCATTGTAATGTTTTTGCCTTTTCTTTTTAAATCTATGTATAAAGTTTTAAGTACCTTATAAATGTAGTAATAGT